ATGGCAAATAGAGATAAAATTATTGATAAGATAGAAAAGAAAATAGACAGCATTGAAAAATTACATGACAAAGAATCAATGATGTGTGAAGAAGTTAAAGACTTACTTGCTGATTTGAGAGACCAAGAAGAAGATGAGAAATGGGAAGATGACTCAGAAGAAGATTTTGACGAAGATAATGATGATGAAGATATTGACGATGAAGAAGAAAACTAATATAAACAAATTAATTATAGGAGAATAAAATGGCAGTACATCATGGTAAAGAGGGCGAAGTAGTAGTAGGTGGTTCAGCAGTTGGCGAACTTACATCTTTCACTCTTGAAACAACAGGAGATGTTGTTGAATCTACACAAATGTCAGATGGTGCAAAAACTTTTATAGCTGGAAGAACATCTTTTTCAGGAACTTTAGAAATGCACTTTGACGAAGCAGATAGTGTTCAAACTCAATTAACTGCTGGGTCAAGTGTCACTTTTAAATTATTACCTGAGGGTAGTTCAACAGGAGACAGAAAGTTTGAGGGTGCTGGTATCATAACAGGTATGTCAGTATCACAACCACTTGATGGAGTTGTTGCTAGAAATGTGACTTTTCAAGGAACAGGTGCTTTAACAATAGGAACTGAATCATAATAATTTATGTCAGTTATAGATAGAGTTAAATCTCATTTTGAGACTTTACAAACTATTACTATTGAAGTTCCTGAATGGAAAGACGAAGCTGGTAATCCATCAATATTTTATTCTGAGCCTTTAACACTTGAAGAAAAAAACATAATCTTTAAAAAATCAAATAATTTTCAAGATTTAACTGTTCTTGTAGATTTGTTAATTATGAAGCTACAAGTTAAAGATGAAAAAGGTAATCTTAAAAAAGCTTTTAAATTAGAAGATAAATTTGAATTAAGAAGAAATGCTGATTCAAATGTTATTGCAACAATATCTAATAAAATACTTTTAGATACCTCATTTGAGGAAGCCGAAAAAAAGTAAATAGCGACCCTGAGATAAGGTCGCTTTTAGCAGTAGCAGACAGACTTCACATAACAGTACAAGAGGTTTTAGATATGCCTGTAAGCCATTATAATCTTTGGTTAGCTTACTTGAAAAAAGAACAAGATGAGTATAAAACTCAACAAAGGCTATCTAAAATAAGGAACTAAAATAATGGCAAATCAAAGATTACTCATTGACATAATTGCAAATGATAAAACTAAACAAGCCTTAGGTGGTTTGCAAAAAGGTCTTGCTAGAGTAAAACAATCAGTATTTAATTTAAGAAACGCATTTATAGGTCTTGGTGCTGGAGTAGTTATTAAAGGTTTCGTAGATGCTGGAATACAAATAGAAAACCTTGAAGTACAATTAAACGCATTATTTGGCTCTGCTAGAGAGGGAAAAAAAGCATTAAAAGAAGTCACAGACTTTGCATCAGGTACACCATTTGAACTTAAAAATATTCAACAAGGTATTACAGCATTAGCAACTATTAGAAAACAAGCAGAAGCTAATGGTGTTTCATTTGATGAACTTTTAAAAATTACAGGTAATACAGCAACAGTATTAGGTGGAGACTTTGCATTAGCATCTTTACAAATCCAAAGATCATTTAGTGCTGGTATATCTAGTGCTGAACTCTTTAGAGAAAGAGGTGTTAAAGCTATGGCTGGATTCAAAGAGGGAGTTAGCATAAATGCAAATGAATCAATTAAAGGATTAGCAAAAGCATTTGGTACAGGTGGAGAGTTTGGAAATCTAATTGATGATTTAAGTAAAACTTTATTTGGTACAATATCAAACTTAAAAGATGCTTTCTTTATTTTTCAAGTAGAAGTTTCTAAAGGTTTTTTTGAAGCATTAAAAAGTAATTTAGGAGATTTAAAAAAAACAGTAGAAGAAAATAGAAAAGAAATTGCAGAGTTTGGACAGATGATAGGAACAGGTTTAAGTTCAGTAATCAATGCCACAGCAAATACTTTAAAATTTTTTAAAGACAACATAGCAATAATAACAGAAGCATTTAGAATATTTATTGCATTAAAAGTAGTAGCATTTTTTCATAACTTAGCAGTTGCGATTGGAGTCGCAAACGCATCAATGATCGGTTTTAACGCAACAGTTAGAAAAAATTTATTGATTGGTGGTGCTGTAATAGTTTTATCTAATTTAGATAGGATAGTTAGCAAACTGAAAGAAGTTGCAAGAATGATGGGTATTATAGACCCAAAAGCTTTAGAAATACCTGATAGAAATAGAGGTATTATAGAATTTACTGTTAAAGCTGGTAAGATAGAAACTTTATCAGAAGCAATCAAAAGAAATTTCTTTGATGTATTTACATCATTTAGAGATGCAAACAAAACAGCATTAGGAGAAATGCAAGTTAAATTAACATCTATTGGAACAACAATAGGTCAAGGATTAAATAAAGGTATAAAATCTTTTTCAGATGCTTTAGCACAATCTGTCGTTTTAGGAAAAAATTTACAAGAAACATTACAAAATTTAGCACAGACAATTATGGTTAAATTATTATCATTTGCTATTGAATTAATTTTAAGAAAACAAGTTGAGTTATTTATTGAAAAACAAATAACAGCAGAAAAAATAAAACAAGCTACAATAGGAACTGCAAATGCTTTATCAGGATTAGGCTCACTCAAAGGATTCTTTGGTATGGCAAATGGTGGAGCAGTAAGAAAAGGACAGCCTGTTGTTGTTGGAGAAAGAGGTGCTGAAATGTTTGTTCCAAATAGTACAGGTCAAATAACACAATCAGCTAGAGGCACTTCAAGTGGAGCAGTAAATGTAAATTTTACAATCAACACAATAGATTCAAGAGGATTTAGTGATGCTTTACAAGAGAACAGAGGTACTATAACAGGAATAATAAACAATGCTTTAGCAGAAAAAGGAAGAAGTGAGTTAGTATAATGAGTGGTGCATTTCCAATATCAACATCTAAATTTGAAACACTTGGTATCAAGTCAATTCAAAATACACTTATATCAAAATCTATATCAGGTAAAAAACTTGCAAGACAAGTAGATAATCAAAGATTTGGTTTTACAGCTAGAATTATTACAGCAAAAAGGTCAGATGTTTATGGAGAACTTATGGCTTTCATAATGAAACAAAGATCAGGTAAAGAAGATTTTACTATTACACCACCTGAAATAAAAAATGCTAGAGGAGATGCAAGTGGCACTATTTTAGTAAATGGTACACACGCAGTTGGAGATACAACAATAAATGTAGATGCTATGACAGGCACATTTAAAGCTGGAGATTTTATCAGTTTTGCTTCACATACTAAAGTCTATATGGTGGTAGCTGATTCAACAGCAGATGTTTCTAATGAAGCCACACTTACTATTGAGCCACCTCTTATCACAGCTTTAGTAGATGATTCAGTAGTAACTTATGACAATGTTGCATTTAAAGTACATTTGATAAATGACATACAAGAATTTGGTGCTATTGGTGCAGATAAAGATGGTAATATATTGTATCAATTTGAGTTAGATGTTGAAGAAACTCTTTAATGAAAAAATACAAGATCACACATTTAGTGAGTGCAGAATTTCAAGCTACTGCCATTGTCAATGCTGATGAAATAGATGAAAAAACAAACGATCTAAAAGCCTATAAAAAACCTGATAGCAAATTTAATTTTACCATGATAAAAGGTACAGAAGCTATAACTAGAACATATTACGAGGAACATGGCACGAACATTAACGACAGCAGTAAAAAACGAGTTATTAACAGGTCAGATTAGACCGATACACCTTATTGAAATAGGTTTCTCTACACCTGTTTTTCTTACAGATTGTGGATTTGATTTAACTTCATCGGTATCAGGCATAAGCAGAACATACACAGCTTCTCCATTTTTAGTAGGTGGCTCATCATTTGAAGAACAAACAGATATTACAAAGACTACATTAAGTTTATCATTATCAGGTGCAGACCAAACATTTATATCTACTGTATTAAATGAAAATGTTGTTAATGATACTGTTGAAATATATAGAGGTTTGTTAAATTCAAGTAATGCACTTATAGCTGACCCAATATTATTATACTCAGGAAATATAGATACATTTGAAATAGCCGAGACAGCAACTCAATCAAATGTTAAATTAATTATTGTTTCTCATTGGGCAGACTTTGACAAGAAGTCAGGTAGAAAAACAAATAATGCTTCTCAACAAAGATTTTTTAGTAACGATGTTGGTATGGATTTTTCAAGTGAAACTGTATTAGATATTAAGTGGGGTAGAGAATGACAACTTTTGATGAGATTATTAATTTATATTACAACTTTGATAAATATAAAAAAAACACATACCATGAATTATATTATCACATTTTGCCATCAATAAATTCTAATCAGTACAAAACATTTAAAGACGATAAAGGTATTTTTGGTTTTGTTAATTGGGCATATTTAAGTGATGAGATACAAGAAGATTATGTAAGAACTACTAAAATTTATAAGAACGAATGGAAAAGTGGTGTAAATCTTTGGTTATATGATATTGTTATAATCAGAAAGAATAAAGAGGTCATGTCATGGGTTTATAATTATTTTAAAAAATTATTAAAAACAAACGAGTCTATTTCTTGGTTGCGTTTAGATAAAAACGACAAAGTATATAGAGTATCAAAAAAATATAAAAGGGAGTTTCATAAATAAATGGGCGGTTCAGTTAAAAAAATTATTCAACCTGTTGTTTCTGCAATAAACATTTTTAGTGGCGGTTTCAATCCTTTTGTAGCTTTAGGTGTAATTGCTATCGGTTGGTTATTTGCTAGATCAATGAAACCTGATGTACCTGATTTTGGTACAAATGATTTTGAAGAAACCGAGAGAGGTATCTTATTAAATAAACAATCAAATAATGCCTGTGTGCCTGTGGTTTATGGGGAAAGATTAATTGGTGGCACAAGAGTTTTTATAGAAACTTCAGGAACAGATAATACTTATTTATATGTAGCTTTAGTGCTTTCAGAGGGAGAGGTAAATTCAATAGAAGAAATAAGAGTAGATGACAAAGTAGTAACATTTGATGGAGCATTAACTCATGGCACAGTAAGAGAAGTAGCAAGTAGTGATAGTAATTTTTACAAAGACTCAACAAGTCATATTCAGATACAAGCATTTATGGGAACAGACGATCAAGTAGCATCAAGTGTTTTAACACCTCTGTCATCATGGGGTAGTAATCATAGATTAAGAGGTATTTGTTATTTAGCTTTAAGGTTTAAATGGAATCAAGATGTATTTGGTGGAATACCTGTAGTTCAAGCAAAAGTAAAAGGTAAAAAAATTGTTACATTAGCATCTGACTTATCAGAACAAACTGCATCTTTTTCTACAAATCCAGCTTTTTGTTTATTAGATTATTTAAGAAATGAAAGATATGGAAAAGGTATTGCTACATCAAGTTTAGATTTACAAAGTTTTTATGATGCTTCACAAGTTTGCGTCACACAGGTCACACCATTTTCAGGCGGTAGTGATATTAATTTATTTGATTGTAATGCTGTTGTAGATACATCTAAAAAAGTTATAGACAATGTACGAGATATTGTAAAAGGTATGAGAGGTTATCTTCCTTATGTTCAAGGTAAATATAAATTAGTTATTGAGACAACAGGCACAGCTTCAATATCATTGACAGAAGATGATATTATTGGTGGATATGCTTTAGCTTCTCCTACAAAAAATAACAAGTTTAATAGAGTTATTGTATCATTTGTAAATCCTGACAGAAATTATCAAGTTGATGAAGTGCAGTTTCCACCTATTGATGATTCAGGATTAGCAAGTGCAGATCAACACGCAACAATGAAAACAGCAGATGGGGGTTTTTTGCTAGAGGGTAGGTTTGATTTTAGGACTATTACTTCTCCATATCAAGCTGAAGAACTAGCTGAAGTTATTTTAAGAAGAAGCAGAGAGTCTTTAGGTCTTAGTATTAACTGTGGATTTAAAGCTTATGAATTACACATTGGAGATATTGTAAATGTAACTTTATCTAGCTTAGGTTTTTCAAGTAAAGCATTTAGAGTTTTATCTATGACATTTAGAGAAGATTATACTATTGATCTAAACTTAGTAGAATATCAAGCATCACATTATACTTTTGCAACCAAAGGACAAGTTGCTAGTACACCATCAACAACATTACCCAGCCCATTTACTATACAGCCACCATCTGCAATTACATTATCAGATGAGATGATTGAATATGCTGATGGAATTGTAATTACAAGATTGAATATAGATATTACCGCAAGTACAGACCAATTTGTTCAATATTATCAAGTAGAAGCTAAAAAAAGTGATGAGAGTGATTTTAAAATTATATCAAGCGGTTCACAATTAAAACATGAATTTTTAAATGTAATAGATGATGCTACTTATGATGTAAGGGTAAAAGCAATCAACACTTTTAATGTATCGTCTAGTTTTATTTCAGCATCAAGAAAAATTATAGGTGCTACAGAAACACCAGCAGATATTGACGATTTATCTGTATCTTTAGTAGGCTCAAATCAAATGGAGTTATCTTGGTCTCCTGTTGCTGATTTAGATATATCTTGGTATGAAATAAGGTATCAAAATGTTTTAAGTGGTGCTACTTGGAACGAAAGCACACCATTGACTAAAGTTGTTAGAAGAAAATCTAATACAGCTACAATTAATGCTATTACAGGTTCTTTTTTAATCAAAGCAGTTGATAAGCTTGGAAACGCAAGTGCTAACGCATCTATAGTAACAACAAATATATCAGGTTTGAATAACTTTGTAACAACACAAACATTTAGTGAGTAAATATGGCAGATTTTTTAGGAACAAGAGATAATAATGTTGCAATATCAACAGATAACGCAAATAGGAAAGTTCTTATTTTAGACACAATTACAAATTTTGATGATGGTGTAGGAAACATAGAATCAGCAGAGGGTTTATTTGATTTAGGTGGTACTGACTCCACATCTAATCCTACAAATTTCAATGGAAATATTGAGTCATCAGGTTTTTATACATTTGCAAACACTCTTAGTTTAGATGCTATTTATGATGTAACTTTAGGTGCAAAGGTAGGTATGAGTTCAGAAGATGAATATGACTTATTTGATTCAGGTAGAGGTGCAACATTATTTGAAGATGCTAAAGCACCTTTTGATGGTTCTCCTGAGGTTCAAGCTGGAGCAGAAATACAAGTAGGGTCACATGATACAGATATTAATGCTATTACAAGCTTTAGAAAAATAGCACAACAAACAACTATTAAAGGTAGATTTTTTAAATTTAGATGTAAATTAACTTGTGAAAATGCAAAGGTAAGATCAAAGGTGCATGATTTACAATTTACAGTAAATTTTGAAAAACGAGTAGATTCAAGAGAAGATATTGTAGCTTCAGCATCAGGAGAAACTGTTACTTTTAACAATTCATTTTTTGCAATTCCAAGTATATCTGTTGCTGGTCAAGGTATGGCTGTTGGAGACTTTTTTACAATATCATCTAAGACCAAAAATGGTTTTACAATACAATTTTTTAATAGTAGTAATGTTGGTATAAGTAGAACATTTGATTATCAAGCACAAGGATATGGCTTGAAATCTTAGTGTTTTTTAAATATAAGGATTAATTATGGCACAAGTTTCAGATGTAGTATTAGATAATCAGGGTTTTGCTTCTTTTAGAACTGAGTTGAATAATATTATTGGAGCATTAAACTCAACACACAAAGGAAGTTCAAGACCATCATCTGCTGTCGCTGGAAGTATTTTTGTGGATGATGCTACAACAAATGTGCTTAAAGTAAAAATTTTTGATGGCTCTGACGATGTAGAGTTATTTCAAATTAATACAACAACAAATGCTGTTACAAGCACAATGTCAGTTACAGGAACAATATCTGAAACAGACCCAAATGCTTTACCATTAGCAATAGCATTAGGATAAGGAGAATAAATGGCGAATGTTTTTAAAGTAAAGACTAATGATGCTATGCCATCAAGTTCAGGGGTCGCTGATACTTTATACACAGGAAAAACATCAACAACTACAGTAGTTATTGGGTTAATCCTTTGTAATGTTCACTCAACATCAGTTACAGCTTCAGTAAAACTAGAATCAAATACATCTGATACAGAAACTAACCAAACTGTTTTTTTAGTAAAAGATGTTTCTATTCCATCAGGAAGTTCATTAGAACTTTTATCAGGTGGTAAAGTAGTTATTCAAGATACTGATGTTTTAAAAATTGATTGTTCAGTTTCAGCGAAGATTGATGCAACATTAAGCATTTTAGAAATTACATAGGATTTATTATGGGATTTATAGGAAGAACTGTAGCACCTCTGCCAATAAGTGTAAATGATGTTCCTGATTTACCTACATCAAAAATCACTAGCGGAACTTTTGCTGACAGCAGAATTTCATCATCAAGCGTTACTCAATATGCAAGTGATTTTGATGATAACAAAATAATAAACGATTTATCAACTTTAGGATTAAGAGTACACACACAAGAAAACTTAAATGTTTCAAACTCAAACTCAGCAAGTTTTGATGTATTCAATGACGCAAATGGTGTTACAAATTTTACTAACGCAACAAGAAATAGTGTTAATGAGTATTGTTCTTCTGAAACTATATCTTCAACAGCAGAGGGTATTGACTATCAAAATATGACACCATCATCTTATCAACACAGACTTTTAGGAACTTGGGCGCAAGGTGCAACATCAAGTTTTGTAAATGTTTATCCTAGTTATTATGGGGAAACTGAGGGTATTGCGACAGATAGTTTATGGGCATATTCAAACACATCACCAAGTTCGAGTCAAGAATGGACAGTAGATTTTAAAGAAGCTAAAAATTTTGGTGGTAGTATTGCTTTTGGTGGAATGGATTATACTACCTATATAAATCAATGGAGAGTTCAATATAGTTTGGATGATTCTACTTATACTGACATAGATTTTTCAAGTTCATCAAATGGGTCTTCTGTCAGCACTCAAAGTGGAAAAACAAAAACTTTTTCAAGCGGAACGAGTGGGGGAGTGGTCAATTTTACAGGTTCTGCTGGTGGATATGCTAATTGGATGACTAGAGTTGATTCAGTTCCATCTTATACAGCTAGATATATAAAACTGCAACTTCTTAGCCAAAATACAGGTGGTTATTATGCGTTATCAATTTTTGAGCCTTACCATTATCCATATGTAACAAATGCAACAGGATCATTTGAGGGTGTTGCTATAACAGCATCAACAGCAACAACAAGTATGGGTGCAGTAATTACATATCAAGATGCTGGTTCAGGAACTAATACTTTAAATACCGATATAATTATGAAACTTTCGGCTGATAATGGAAGTAATTATTCTACAGCTACACTTACTGCTTTACCTGATTTTTCTAGCGGTATCAAAATGGCAAAAGTCAATGACTTAACTGTTACAAGTGGAACACAATTAAAATACAAGTTTGAATTTGCTAATCAAGGTGCATCTAAGTTAGCAAGAATCAGAGGAGTATCGTTACAATATTAATATGTCTATAATTAAATTAAATAATAACTCATTAACAAGTGTCACAGAATTGCCAAGTGGATTAGGTGGCGACCCTGATGTTAAAGTAGATATAGCAAGATTAGGTTTAAGAGTTTTTGCAAATCAAAATTTAGCAAAACAAAATAGTAACTCTGCAAGTTACGATGTTTTTCAAGATGCAACAGGAATTACAAGTTTAACTAATGTGCAAAGAACTTCAGATGAATTTATTGCATCAGTAGTTCCTGAAACAGAAAGACTTTACAACACATCAAGCGAACCAACTTACACAGGAACTTACGCAACAAGTGGTGGCTCATCATATTGGGATGGTGGTTCTAAAATGAGAAATAATGCTTCAAATGCTGAAAGTGGAGTTTGGAGAACTGCATCTGCTGGAAGTGGAACAATTAAAATAGACTTTGGAGAAATTGTTACAATAGATAAATTTATTTTTGGTTTTAGTAGAAACGCAGGTGTAGTAAGGTCAATGCAAGTAGAAATTAGTGATAGCGAAAGTTCAGGATATGCTGGAATAAATTGGACTAATTATTCAACATCTTCTCTTTACCAAGATGGTTCGTCAAATGCTCTTTCTTCAGCTTTAAGTGGTGGAAGATTAAATTTTGATGGTGGTCTATCGAGTAGTTCACATAACAACAGATTAGACATTACAGGATTCAACGAAGTAAGTGGGCGATATATACATTTTGATGTTGATAACCACGACTTCCATGATGCTAATGCACATATTACAGAATTTAGAGCATATAAATCAGCTACTGCAAATGCTACAGGGTCATTCGAGGGTGCTACTATAACTGCTGGTTCATCCACTAGCAAAATGGGTGCTGTTATAACATACCAAGATAATGCTGGTACAAATGCTTTAAATACTGATTTAGTTTTAAAATTAAGTGCCGACAATGGTTCAAATTATACAACAGCAACATTAACCGCACTACCTGATTTTTCAAATGGTGTTAAATGTTGTTCAGTTGCAGATTTATCAGTTACTGCTGGTACACAACTAAAATATAAAATAGAGTTAGCAAATCAAGCAAGTTCAAGTAAGGAGTGTAGAATTACAGGCGTTTCTCTACAATATTAATTATGTCATATATAGGAAAAATACCAGCTACAGGAAACTTTGTTAAATTAGATGCAATAAGTGTAGTTAATGGTCAAGCGGCTTATACCATGCAAAGTGGTTCAGTTAATTTTACACCTGAGTCTGCAAATCACATGATTGTTTCTTTAAATGGTGTAATCCAAGCACCAGCAACTTCTTTTACAGTTTCAGGAAGCACAATAACTTTTGCATCTGCTTTAAGCACAGGCGATGTAATTGATTTTATAATGGTTTATGGAAATGTTTTAGATATAGGAACACCAAGCGACAATACAGTTACAGCATCTAAACTTACAACAGACTCAGTCCAAACTGCAAAAATAGTTGATGATGCAGTTACAAAAGCAAAAGTTAATTTTATTTCTGATGGTACTGCTGGTGTTGAAGTGAAAGGCGATGGTGGTAGTAATGATGGATACATTCAACTTAACTGCTCTCAAAATTCACATGGAGTTAAAATTAAATCGCCACCTCATAGTGCTGGTCAATCTTACACTTTAACTTTACCTCAATCTATTACTAATAATTATTATTTAAAAACAGATGGGTCAGGAAATTTATCTTTTGCAGAAGTTAGTTCTGATTGTGTAAAATTAGCAACAGGAACTGCATCTGCACAGGCATCAATTTCAATAGATGGTTATTTTACAACTGATTATAATATTTATAAACTTTATGTAATGGGCATGAACCATTCAGGAACAGGGCAAGATGCTTTTATGAGAGTTAATCAAAGTGGTACTGCAAAAACTGATAGTAGTTATGCACATGCTTGGCGTTATCAAGGTGTCTCAAATAGTAATAGTAATAATTCAGGGGATATAAACCAATGGGCTGGAGATTCAATAGGTATTACAAATAATCAATCAAGTTCTGCTTCTTACCCACATCATTTAGAAATTACTGTTTTTGACCCTTTAGCAACAGATACAGAAAAAATGGTTAGTTTTCATAACATAGGAAACTATAATAATAATGGTGGATTTTTAAATCAAATTGGTGGTGGTACATATAGAGGAAACACTAATGCTATTTCAGGTTTTACATTTTTTGCTGGTGGTTCACAAACAACAACAATGGATCATTGGGTTTTATATGGATTTAAAATATAAGGAGATAATATGAGTATAGATACAAAAATAATTTTTACACCTGAAAATCCTGATGGCAAAGTAGTTGATTTAACAGAAGAAGAAAAAACTCAAAGAGATTTAGATGGAACAAACACATCTAATTTAAAAGAACAACAACTTCTTGATGAAGAAAATAAAGAAACAAAACAAGCATCAGGCAAACAAAAGCTTAAAGATTTAGGATTAGATGACGATGAGATTAATGCTCTACTAGGAGTCTAAAATGCAACTTTCCAAACATTTTAAATTAGAAGAATTTGAAAAATCAATGACAGCTACTCGTAAGGGTATTGAAAATAAAGCTGGGTCAGGGGAAATAAAAAACTTAACTGATCTTTGCTATGAAGTATTAGAACCTGTACGAGCAAAGTTTGACAGACCAATTATTATTACCTCAGGTTATAGAAGCCCTGAACTATGCGAAGCAATAGGTAGTAAAGCAACATCACAGCACAGCAAGGGCGAAGCAGTTGATTTCGAACTGCCCAATATTTCTAATCTTCAAGTTGCTTTATGGATTCAAAATAATTGTAATTTTGACCAACTTATACTTGAATATTGGAAAGATGGAGAGCCTAATAGTGGTTGGGTTCATTGTTCTTACAAAGAGGGTTCTAATAGAAAACAAGTATTAACATTTGATGGAAAAACATATAAAAATGGATTACCTGATGCTAAATGGTCAGGTGGTAAATTTGCTAATTAAGGAGAAGCTATGCTAACTAAAAAACAAAAGAAACTACCAATGGCTTTACAAAAAGCTATTATGAAGAAACAAAAGAAAACTAAAAAAACAAAAAGGAGAAAATAATATGCCTTATCATTATGGACATGGAAAAGATAAGAAAAGAAAGAATAAGCCTAAGAAAAGTAAAATGGGTAAAAGAAGAAAAAGAAAGTAATGGCTAAGAAAAGAAAAAAAGCACCAAGAGGTTATCATTATATGCCTGATGGCAGACTAATGAAAAACTCAGCCCATAAGAAGAAAAAGAAAAAAAGATGAGTGGATTTACAACAACATCTACATTGGCTGAAATGATAAACAAAAGACCAATGAGGAAAAGAAGAAGAAATGTCAAAAAAAAGAAAAAGAAGAAAAGTACCAAAAGATAAAGCAACTGATCTACCTAAAAAATACCTATCAGGATTAAAGGGTGGTAAGAGATCAGCTAGAGCAAGTCTTATTAAGGCTATGTCAGAAGCTTATAAAAAAGGTCAAAGAATACCAAGATCAATGTTTTTAGCGAGGTACAAATAATGGCTGTAAGAAGACGACCACTATCTGCAAGAGTTATTTCTACACTTAGAGCAAAAGCAAAGAATAGAAAGAATATTACATTAGGTATGCTGAAGAAAGTATATCGTAGAGGACAAGGTGCTTTTTTATCATCAGGTTCAAGACCACGAACATCGATGGCTAGTTGGAGTATGGGGCGTGTAAATTCCTTTTTGCGAGGAAGCAGAAAACATGATACTGATTTAAGAAGAAAACGAAAAAAAAGATAATGAAAACTAATAAAGAAAAATTTGTAGAGATAGATGGAAGAATCAAATTAGTAAATCAGAAGATTGATTTAATAATTAAAAACCATCTTCATCACATGAAAAAAGACATTGATAGAATTTTATATTCTCTTGGTGCAATCGGTTTATTGGTTTTAGGTCAATTACTTTACTTACTCACGAAATAGTTGTATAGATCAGTAATGATCTACAATTCAGTTTTGATAATTTCAGATACTCATTTGCCATTCGCTGTTCCTGAGTTGATACCATTTCTTAAATTATTAAAAAAAAAATATAAACCTGACAGAGTAATACATATTGGAGATGAAGTAGATAAACACGCTATGTCATTTCACGATAGCGACCCTGATCTTCCTAGTGCTGGAGATGAACTAAGAATATCTTTACCATTAATAAAAGAACTAGAAAAACTTTTTCCAAAAATGGATTTATTGGACTCTAATCATGGAAGCTTAGTTTATAGACGAGCATTGAAACATGGAATACCAAAAGCTTATTTAAGAGATTACAACGAATTTTTAGAAGTAGGTAAGGGCTGGAAATGGCACGATGATTTAACAATAGATACACCTTTGGGGAAAGTTTATTTTTGTCATGGTAAAACAGCAGATGTACTTAAATTAGCACAATCAATGGGTATGTCATGTGTTCAGGGTCATTATCATAGTTCTATGGGTGTAAGATATTATGGTAATAGCTTGGGTCTCTATTTTGGGCTTCAAGTAGGTTGTATGATAGATTCTAAGAGTTTGGCATTTAGATATAACAAAGTACAGAAAGCTAGACCAATTATAGGGTGTTCGGTCATATATAATGGATTACCCATAATTGAGCCTTTTATTAAAGATAAGTCAGGAAAATGGGTCGGAAAGCTACTTTAAAGGCACAGAGAGACACAGAGAGGGCTACTAAAAGACAAATAGGTGGCAACCATTATAAGCTTCCAATAAGCCCTTTAAAATTTATATTAGCAAATAAGCTTAACTTTGTAGATGGCAATATAGTTAAATATGCTGTCAGAAATAAAGATGGAGAAACCTTAGAGCAAAAGTACAATAAGATAATACATTATGCTGAACTTGGTAAAGAATTGTTGAAAAATAAAAAATAAGTAATATTACGAATGAATGAAACTAGCATATTTAATTTATTCAATTCTTGTAGTATATTGGACAACATTAATATTTTTAACAAATAATTATTTATGATATTTAGTATATTAAATAATCCGATAACAAAACTAGCAGTTGGTAAAGTTACAGATCATTTCAAACATAGAGCAGAAAAAGTAAAAACAATAAGAGCCGCAGAAATAGAAGCCGCTAAAGATGTTGATATTACAAGAATAAAAAGCCAAGATAAAAGTTGGAAAGATGAAATATTAATGGTTTGGCTTATTGCTATGCTTTCTACAGGCTGGTTTGAAGATACTAGAGATAACTTTGAAGAATGGGTAAGAATAATTAACGATTTACCTGACTCAGTATGGTACTTAGTTATTATTGTATTTACAGCAACATTTTCTACTAAGATGACAGATAAGGTTTTAAACAGAAACAAAAAGAAGTAATATGTCCGAATGGACATTGATGCAGTAATTATAGAAGTAGAATTTCAGTTGGAATCCGATTATCAACCATTTGGACATTTTGTTTGTTTAAGGTTTGTTGATCTTCTTCCAAATAGAAATAAATTAAATTCTTTAATTAAAGATATGTCGAGATACCCTGATGTAAGATTGGTTGATTATAATTATATTGTAAAACCAATAGATGAAACAACAGATATTTCAGGATTAGATATTACAAAACACTAGCGACCCACCAAGTCTCCCTGATGGGTCTATCTTTATGTAATGTAATTAAACCTTAGGGAGCAATATCAACATAAAGAATTTTGTTATCCATCTTGCTTACCAGCAAGTGTTAAATCTCTTTTTACTTCTGTTTGTCTAACAGATAAGTAACGATCTAAATTATTATACATAAGCTTTGCTTTTATTAGTTGGCTTTCAGCATGGGCATAGCTTTTTATTATTGTTTCATACTCAGGGTCAGTTCTAGCTTTATGTTCTGCTTCTCCAACTGTTTTTGTATCAAGTTTGTATTTTAAGAAAAGTTTGCTAAATACTGCTTTCTTACCCTCGTCTAATAAAATAACTTTCTCAGCCCACTCTGACCAATCATTAGAAGCTTCTGTCATTTTTCTATAAGCTTCTTTGCTATTTAAGTTCATTGTTTCCATTTCATCTCCTGTTGTATTACATATCTAAAAATACCTGTGGATGGGTCAAAGTCTATTTTAGAACATCCTATTAGTAACAATAAAACAATAATTGATATTACAGCTATAAAAAATTTATAAACTAACTTTGTATATTTACGATGTATAGGATAACCAAATATAATCATGGGTAAGACAACATTTCTTTAGCATCTTTTTTTAAATCTTGTATCTGTTTTGCTAATTTTTTATTATCTTCTTTTACTTCATCTAATTCTTTTCTAAGACTACCATTTAATTCTCTATGACTATTATTAGCATTTGTCATAGCTGTCATTTCAGCATCTTTCATATCAATAATATTTTTTAAATTATTTACTATGCTGTTAAGTGTTTCTATTTCTCTATCTTTAGTTTCTAATTGTTTGGTAAGGTCTAATTTCCCTCTATCATCTTTTGTCATTAAAACTCCTCTTTAAAGTGTTGGGCAGTAGAGAGAGAAAACCACCCAACACATAACCTAAAAGTATATGTTATGAAAATATTATACTTAAACTGCTTACGCATTAATTTCTCTCTATCATAAAATTTATAAAAATCATAACGAATCATTTGTATCTGATTTGCTTTGATTTGAAAAACATTAAATATTCTATTGTGAATTGTATCTTATCTTAAATAAGCTAGGTTTTAAGCGATTATTTTATGGGTTGTAATTCAACCAAAAGTATGAACATAATAAGACATTATGAAAAAAACTTATACTTACAACGAACTAAAAGGTTTCATCAATGAGGAACTAGAAAACTTTAATCATATCATTGAAAGCAAACATATTTTTAATGCAGAGTTTAACAAGTACAGAAAATTTTTTAAATGGATTACTAAAAAAGTAAGCTATGTAAAAGATGATAAGTACGATCACAATACTTCAAAATGGATTCCTTACAAAAGACCAATACATCCAGCTTTTGATACTTACACAAATTATTCAGGAATAAGAATAGAACTTACAAAAGAAAATGTTGTTGATTTAAACATGACTCAACTTTACAAAGATTTTCCTAATCTTAAAAAAGATCAAGAGTTATTGTTATCTTTAAAACCAAATGTAAGATCAGGTAAAAGACCAAAAAATTTAGAAAAAGATTACGAAGCTGAAAGATTAAGAAAAGCACAATTAGAAGATAAAGCTACTTGTGGAATCTGCCATGACTATTGGGAGCAAGTTGATATGAATGGTCAAAAAAATATTATTGCAGATCATGGTTTCTTTATTGGTTTTGGTCAAAGAAACAATGTTTGTTTTGGTGCTAGATTTCATGCTTGGGAAAAATCTCCTGAGTCTAAAATAGAATATGTAAAACAAATTCTAAAACCATTATTGAAATCTGTTTTAGAAGAAAAGCCTGATGTAAGTGTTGCTCATGCTTTAGTAAAAAGAGTAGAAGATTATTTTAAAGCACAAGAAGAATACAGAAACTTACCTAATGGTATGGCATACAAATATAGACAACAAGAAAGAGACTCAGGTAAATACTTTGCAAAATTTGTAAAAGACGAAACTTGCCCTGAGGATATTAAAAAAGTTCATGCAATCAAAGAAAGAATGTCGAGACCATCAATTATGTTTTCAGGACAACAAGTTGGAACACCTATCACATTAAACACTAAAGAAATTACATTACCTTATGTTACAAAAATTTGGTCTGATTACAAAGACCGAATACAAGCTGATATTGACAGATTCCAAACAGCTATAAAAAATTGGAAACTACAACCAACACCAAAGGAGAGAGCAAATGGATAAACAACAAATAAGCGATCTACATTTAGCACAAGGAGAAGCTTGTGCAAAAGCTTACCCATCAAACAAAGCAAAAGGTTTGATTGATGAAAATGATTTAGTAAATTTTAATGGAGAGAAAGTTCCATACTATTTATTGAATCCTGAACTTACAGCTTTTAATGAGCCAAGAAGTAAAGCACCACATGATAGTGATGAGTGGTGGTTTGGCTTTTTAAAAAAACATAATATGATTGATTATGGAGATAAACCTAAAACAAATATCTTTGACAGCATTGTTGAATTTATTGTTGATAAGGAGAGAGAGTATAAATCTGAAGTAATCAATTATGTTAAGTCTAAAGACCAAATGGTCAAAACCAATGCTATTTCAAATCAGATAAAAAAGATGATTGATAATGGAATTTTAGAATCTGTTTCTCAATCAGGACAATCTGTTTTATCTAAAGGCAGATATTGGAATACGCATATTAACCTAAAAGGAGACAAATAATGTCAAAAGAAAATGTTAAATCTAAATTGTTAAGTCAAGCAATTAAAGAAATGCAAAACCACAATGCTAGGATTGGTGCAGAAAAAGTAATTCAACAAGCTATTGATTATGGTATCGAAAAAGAGACACCAAAATTAAAAGATGATGAAATGCTTTCTGTAAAGGTTTCAAAAATTCCTAATATTGGATTTAAAGTTGATGTTCTAAGAGTCAAAAAGGAGAGTAAAAATGACTAAATTAATTTTATCAATTAAGACTAGAAATAAGTCATTTAATTTGCTAGAACAAGTTTATAAAGACTTTGGGGTGGTTTTCCATCCTAAAGCTACTGTTAAATCAGTAGAAAACTTTATAAAGGAGAAAGCTAATGGAAAAAGCACTTCCGAAGCTTCAAGCCA